GCTCTCATGTTGGGGATAACTTTGGTTTTGTTTATAAAATTACCAATCTCCTCAACGGTAGATCATACATTGGAAGAAAGTATTTTTGGTCGTTCCGAACTCCTCCAGGAAAGAAACGCAAGGTCAAGCAGGAGAGTGATTGGAAGCGGTATTACGGATCATGTCCAGAACTGAAAGAAGATATTAAAGAATCGGGAAACAAGACATTTTTTAAAAGAGAGATATTAAGCATACATACTACAAAGGGATTCTGTAATTATGAGGAGACGAGGCAGTTGTTCTTAAACAATGTCTTATCTGAGTCACTTGACAGCGGCATCCCTGCATACTATAATTCAAACATTCTAGGGCGCTACATGCGTAAGGACTATGAGAAAGGACCTGATGGAGACGCTTCAACTAACACATGAATGGGCAGTTGATCGACTACATCGCCTTTGTGAGTATGATCTTGATAAAGATCTGGTAGAATCCCTAGAAGATGCCTATTCTATCAAGTGCGAATTTGCTGAATGGCTTGATCCAGATGCTGGAGAGTGTGAAATCTATTCTTTACCGCAGTTCACTGATGATTAAAACTCTGATGATGGTTCCTCTGTTGATCTCGATTCCGGGATCAACATTTTTTGGAACTTACAATAAAATGGAATCAATAATGGAATCAATAGAAGTTCCCATTCCAGTGATAGAGTTCAAGGAACCTACATGGAAACTTCCTGACGGAACTTTTGCAGAACAGTATGTCCTTGAACAACTACAAGAAAAAACAAAGATTACTGATCGTAATGCTTTGGCAACGATTCTGGGAAACATTAAGTCAGAATCTAACTTCCATGCCAATATTTGTGAGGGAGGTGCTAGAATTCCTTACGATAGTTGCCATAGCGGTGGTTACGGACTTATTCAGTGGACCTCTGAGGGTCGTTATATGGGGTTAGGAAAGTTTGCCTCTAAATATGGTTGCGACCCGTCAACGCTCCAGTGTCAAACACGGTACATGATTAATGAGAACATCTTTCAAAATGTATTGAAAGAGTTTGAAGGTAGTGGGAGAACTGTTTCTCAGTATATGGTTCCAGCTTATTATTGGTTAGGTTGGGGAATCAAGGGATACAGAGAACAGTATGCATATGAATACGTTAAAAAATTGGTACTATCATGAACTTGTACATTAAATCATTCCTTCTCGGATTCTTTAGTTGGGCAATCGTTTCTTCGGTAATGGAAGCGAAGTCAGATCAAGGTAAGATAACCAAAGGTTATTTTACTATGGACGCCATGGGTTGCATGTTACTTAGAGAGTGTACCGATGGAGTCGATAAAGTCGAAAGTATCGCAACTATTGCTGATGAGTATCCCGATAGTGATTATACTTACGTTGCTGACGAGTTCAACACAATGCTTGTTGCTCTTGAGCAAGTCGGAGTTGGGGTGTTTATAGCGGATGCCAAATACTTTCCCGTTGGACACAGAGGTGTTTACCACACTGTTTCTAATAACTTCTTCCTTAGTCGCACTCATATGGGTAAGCCACATGTACTCATGAGTGTTATGCGTCACGAAGGATGGCACGCTGCACAAGATTGTATGGCAGGAACTATCGATAATAGTTTGATTGCTATCATCAAACCTGAAGATGAAGTTCCTATCATTTGGCGTGTAATGGCAGAAAGAACTTATGATAAAGCATCAGTTCCTTGGGAAGCAGAAGCAACCTGGGCAGGAAAAACTGAAGGAATGACTATGAAAGCACTTCAGGCATGTGCTGCCGGAGAGATGTGGAAAGTGTATAAACCGACACCATTAACGGAGAAATATCTAAAAGAAGAAGGTTTTATGCCTAAATAGATAATATCCGATTTAATTTCGGTCGCCAGCCAAGAAAAATTCTGTGATCATCATTACAAATTGACCTCTTTGCAAAAAGATTTTTCGTTGGATACTTAAACAAATCGTATGTCACCTTTAACTAGAGATGTTCTCGTCAAGAGCATCGTTTCCTTTGAAATGGCTAATGCTCAAGTTGATTATGAAAAAATTGATTATTCAAAATACTTGAAGAGCACTTACCATAAATGGGAGCATGAATCAAGTGTAACCCTCTGTCAGAAATACAATCAAATACACTCAACAGCAATAGATGTTGACTGTTTGAATCCATAAATACTTCTGCCTTACTCCCTACAAATGCCTGATACAAAACCAGCATCTGTAGAAGAAAAGCATGATGACCATGACGATGGTCCTGATCGGAGTGAAATCCTTGGTAATCTAGTGAAAGTTGCAGTTTTAATATGGTCTGCTTCTCTTCTAACTTTTAGTTACGTTCGTTTACCTAATGGGCAAAAAATCTTGGATTTCGATCCAACTTTTATAGCCTCTGTGTTTTCTGGATCTTTAGCTGCATTCGGACTTTCTCCTGCTAAGTCAGGTGCAAATGGTAATGGTAATGGTAAAAAAGCTCTCCTAGCAAAGAGAGACGAACAACCACCAGTAGTATCTGCAGTCGAACCAAAGTAATAGGTAAAGACCCATGAGATTCGTAAAGAAAAATCTGGAAGAAGTAGATCATGTAGTAGATACAAAACCGAATAAGTCACCTTTTAAGTGGGCGCTACTGACAGTGGGAACACTGTTCGGTGTCGCTCACATTGGTGTTTTAGGGCACCTGATGGATCGGACACAACTCCC